CGCAGCGCGAGGCTGCTGAGGAGGGAATCCGATGACCAGCGGAGGCGCACGCTCACGCTCTGGCCCCAAGCAGGATCCCAACGCGCTGCGGCGCCAGCGCAAGGACGACCAGGCGGCATGGATCGAGCTCCCGCGCGAGCGGACCGGGCCCACTCCCGAGTGGCCGCTGACCGCGGCGACTGAGCGCGAGCTCGTGCTCTGGGAGCGCTGGTGGCGCAAGCCCGAGGCGCTGCTGTGGGAGGCCGACGGCTCGTTCGACTACGCCGCGCTGACGTGCCGGATGTTCGCCGAGGCCGAGGTCACGAAGGCGAGCGCCGAGAACCGCAAGACGGTGCGGCTGATGATGGCCGACCTGTGGATGACCGCGGAGTCGAAGGAACGAGCCCGGATCCGGGTCGCCCTCGACGCGGTCGCTGAGCAGCGCGACGCCAAGCCGGTCGCCAAGGCGCCGGCCAAGACGCCCCGGGCTCGCGACCGGATGAAGGTCGTGAAGAGTGGCTAGGCGCGCCGCCGGCCATGACGGTTGACGGGAAGTCATCCGGCGGCGAGGCGACGTGGATCGTCGACTTCCCGGTGTTGTGGGTCGCGATCGACTGGGAAGAGCAGCACTGCGTCGTCTCTGACCCGCTCGTCGGGGTCAAGCGCGACGAGGACGGCAACCCGCTGCCGTTCATCGAGTACCCGCAGCAGCTGTGGGTCTCGGCGAACTGGTACCGGATCCGGCCCACCGCGAAGCTCGGAGATCTCGCGACCGCGTTCTTCTACCGCCGCGTGCAGTACGTCGGCCCACAGAAGTGCGGCAAAGGGCCGTGGCTGGCCAAGAAGATCAAGGGCCAGGCCGCCGGGCCGGTCGTCTTCGCCGGATGGGCCAAGGGCGGCGAGGTCTACCGCTGCGCCGACCACGGCTGCCACTGCGGCTGGGAGTACGAGTACGACGCCGGCGAGCCGATGGGGCAACGCTGGGCGAAGCCGCTGATCCAGATGCTCGCCACCAACGAGGACCAGGTCGACAACGTTTACGACCCGCTCAAGGCGATGCTCAAGTACGGCCCCGACGCGCACCTGTACAACGTCGGCGAGGAGTTCACCCGGCTGCCGGGCGACGGCCTGATCCAGACGGTCACCTCCTCGGCGCTCGGCCGACTCGGCAACCCGATCATCTTCGCGGGCCAGGACGAGACCGGAACGTTCACCACCGGCAACAAGCTCCGCAAGGTCGCCGAGACCCAGCGTCGTGGCGCCGCCGGCATGGGCGGTCGCTCGATCGAGACCACGAACCCGTGGGACCCGGCCGACGACTCGGTCGGTCAGTCCACCTGGGAGACCAACGTCCCTGACGTCTTCCGGTTCTGGCTCAACCCGGCCGAGGAGCCGTCGCTGCGCCGCAAGGACGGGAAGCCGTTCTCGTTCTGGAACGCCCGCGAGCGCAAGAAGATCCTCGCGTTCGTCTACCAGGGCATCACGCACGCCAACCTCGAGTCGATCGAGGCCGAGGCAGTCGAGCTCGGCGAGAAGGACCCCGGCCAGGCCGAGCGGTTCTTCGGCAACATGGCGAAGGCCGGCGCAGGCGCATGGCTCAAGGACCTGACCGTCTGGACGCAGCGGTTCAAGCATCTCGAGGTCGCCCCGCGCACCCCGATCACGCTCGGGTTCGACGGCTCGGACTCCGACGACTGGACGGGCTTCCGGTGCGAGACCCGCGAGGGTCACCAGTTCACACCGAAGTTCGCAGACGGCCGCCCGATGATCTGGGACCCGGCCGAGTACGGCGGCCAGGTGCCCCGGCTCGACGTCGACAGGGGCCTCACGCTCATCGTGAAGACGTTCCACCTGGTGCGCGGCTACTTCGATCCCCCGTACTGGACGACCGAGATCGACGGCTGGGCCGAAGAGCACGGCGAGAAGGTCATCATCCGGTGGTACACCCAGCGTCCGCGGCCGATGCACTCCGCAGCCGAGCGACTGCTGACGGACCTGGCCAAGAAGGACACCGCGTTCACCCATGACGGCTGCGAGACGACCGAGCAGCACATCGGGGCCACCCGCAAGGTGCCGCGGCCAGGCAGCAGCGGGCTCTACGTCCTCGCGAAGCCCGGTGACGGTCGAAAGATCGACATGACGATCCCCTCGATCCTCGCGCACGAGGCAGCCGGCGATGTCACTGCAGCCGACGAGTGGCCGAAGAACGAGACGGCCTACGCCTACTTCATCTGACCCGAGGAGGTACCTGTGGCCGATCGGCAGCAGCAGGCCCAGGTGACCTCGTGGATCAGCGAGATGCTCTACGTCCTCGACCAGCGCCGCAAGAAGATCACCGAGCTGTTCGACGCCTTCGAGGGCAAGCACAAGCTTGCCTATGCGACACCGCACTGGCGGGCGTTCCATGAGGACCGCTACAAGGGCTTCTCGGACAACTGGTGCGGCGTCGTGGGCCGTGCGCCGGTCGACCGGCTGCACATCAAGGGTTTCCGGCTCGCCGACTCCACGAAGGCGCTCTCGACCGCAGAGAACCAGCTGTGGGCGGACTGGAACCGCAACGAGATGGGCGCAGCCTCGAACCAGGGCTTCCTCTCCTCGATCATCGCGAAGCGCTCGGCCGTGCTGGTGTGGGGCGACAAGGACAGCAACCCGGTCCTGTCGTGGGAGCACCCCTCGCAGTTCGTGGTGGTCTACGACCCCGAGACGCAGCGGCCCATCCGAGCGCTGAAGTGGTGGGCCGACGAGAACCGCGAGTACTGCACGCTGTACCTGCCTGACGCGCTATGGAAGTTCCAGCGGAGCGCCTCGGCGCTCGTGAACAACGAGGGCGTCACGCGCAGCGGAATCTACGTTCCCACCGGCGCGCCGATCTCGATCGGCGGCTGGCAGCCGCGCGAGGTCAACAACGAGCCGTGGCCGCTGCCGAATCCGCTCGGCGAGGTCCCGCTGGTGGAGTGGACGAACCGCCCGCTGCTCGGTGGACAGCCGATCTCTGACATCGAGGGCGTGCTCGCGATGCAGCACGCGATCAACCTGATGTGGGCCTACCTGTTCGTGGCGGCCGACTACGCCTCGATGCCGGCGCGGATCGTGCGCGGTGAGCCGCCCAAGGTGCCCGTCCTCGACGAGAACGGCCAGGTCGTCAGCGAGAAGCCGGCCGACCTGCAGGCGCTCGCCCAGGGACGGCTGCTGTTCCTTCCGAAGGCCGACGGGATCGACTCGTGGGAAGCGGCCAAGCTCGACGTGTTCACCGGCGTCAACACCGAGGCGATCGAGCACATCGGAGCCCAGACCTCGACGCCGGCGCACTACCTGATCAACAAGGGCATGGCGAACCTCAACGGGGACGCCCTGACCGCTGCTGAGGTGCCGCTGGCCACGAAGGTGGGCAACCAGCAGCTGCACTTCGGACCTGCTGCGAAGCGCACGGCCCGGCTGATGGCGCTCGTGCGCGGCAACAAGGACACCGCCACGCAGATCATCGAGCGCGACACGGATCGGTTCGTGCAGTGGAAGGACCCGGCGATGCACTCGCTCGCCCAGGTCGCCGACGCTGCCACGAAGGACCGCGCCGTGGGTCTCTCGCTGCGCACCGTTCTCGAGCGGCGCTACGAGATGACCGACGAGGAGATCGACCGCGAGATGGACCGGATCCGCGACGAGCAGTCGGACCCGTTCTTGATGCTCGACCCGGTGACCGCGGCCGCGATCAAGGGCGCGGCGGGTGGTGGCGCAGGTGCAGCAGCCGACAGCGGCGCAGGCGCGTAGCCACTACGACGCCCAGCAGCAGATCGCAACGGCGGCCGTGCTCCGCACGCGGCCCATGATCCGGGCCAAGGTGCCACTGACGGTGGTCGCCTCGACCGTGGCGGCCTACCAGCTCGCCGCCGCGCTCGCGGCGGTGCGAACGGTCGCCGGCTGGTCCAAGGAGGCGCCGCAGACCAGCGCGCGGGCGTTCGCTGGGTGGTCCTCACTCGGATTCCCGGTCGTCGAGCCGATCATCGCCACGATCGACGCGCGGGTGCCTGCTCCGGCCGAAGCCGTGCCGGCGCCCTGGTGGGACGAGGCGTCGAAGTTCACGCACGCTGTCGAGCAGCTCATCGCCTCCGAGGTACGCGACGCGGCCCGAAGCGCCTCACAGGTCGAGGTCGCCGCCCAGGGGTGGACGTCGTACGTCAGGATCCTGAACCTGCCGAGCTGCAAGCGGTGCGCGGTCCTCGCCGGCCGCGTCTACCGCTGGTCGACCGGATTCGACAGGCACCCCGGCTGCGACTGCGTCATGGTGCCGACCGATGACCACCGCGACACGAACCCGCTGCTGACCGACCCGCTCGAGGCGATCAAGACGGGCCAGGTGCGCGACCTCTCGGCCGCGGACTACAAGGCGATCGTCGAGGACGGCGCCGACCCGACCCGCGTGATCAACGCGCGCGCGGGAATCACCGCCCCAGGCAGCTACAAGGCCACGACCACCGGCGTCACCAAGCGCACCACATGGCGCAAGGCGAACCCGAACAAGGCGTTCCGGCTTCGCCCCGAAGGCATCTACCGGTGGGTGGATCACAACTTCGCGCACCTCTCCGAGCAGAAGCGGCGAGAGATCGCGATCGAGCAGCTCCGCAACAACGGATACCTGCTCCCCTCGGCCACCTGACGCGCGAGGCGTCGGGACAACCTCTCGTGAGGAGAGACCCATGCAGGACACGCACGACCACAACCAGCTCCCCGCCTTCGCTGACCTCCTCACCGAGGACCAGCAGGCGTTCCTGCGCGGCGTCTTCGCACGCAACCAGGCCGTCTTCGGTGGCTTCCGCATGGACGCCAACGACGAGGACGACCCCGACGGCGACGACGAGGACGACGACGAGGACGACCCCGACGGCGACCCCGACAAGGTCGACTGGAAGGCCAAGTTCGAGTCCCAGCAGCGGATCAACCGCCAGCTCGAGCGCCGCACCCGCAAGGACCAGGCCCGGCTCAAGGAGCTCGGAGCCAAGGCAGACAAGGGCCCCGACAAGGGCCCCGATAAGCCTGAGGACAAGAAGCCCGAGATCGACGCGGAGAAGATCCGCGAGGAGGCCCGGGCCGAGGCGGCGCGCGAGGCGCTGAACGACCGGGTCGAGGCGAAGATCGAGGCGAAGGCGGCCAAGTTCGCCGACCCCGAGGACACGGTCGCGATCCTGCTGCGGTCGCACAAGCACGACGACTTCCTCGACGAGAACAACAAGATCGACGTCGAGGCGATCGCTGAGGCCCTCAAGGACCTCGGCGAGAAGAAGCCCCACCTGCTCGCGCAAGGCAACGGGTTCCAGGGCGGGGCGGACGGCGGTACTCGCAAGGAGACCAAGGGCCGACCCAAGACTCTGGCCGACGCCGTCGGCCGTCACTACCACAAGAGCTAGGAGGCTCTCATCATGGCGATCACGCTTGCGCAGGCCCAGGTCAACGTTCAGAACGACGTCGACTACGCGGTCATCGACCAGTACCGCCGCAACTCGTGGCTGCTGGACCAGCTCACCTTCGACGACTGCGTGAACCCCGGGACGGGCGGCTCGACGCTCACCTACGGCTACACGCGTCTGGTCAACGCTCGCAAGGCGGGCTACCGGTCGATCAACAGCGAGTTCGTGCCGGGTCAGGCGACCCGCGTCCGGGCGACGACCAACCTGGTCCCGCTCGGTGGCTCGTTCCAGGTGGACCGGGTCATCTCCGACCTCGGTTCGGGGGCGACCAACGAGGTCGCGTTCCAGATGAACGAGATGATCAAGGGCGCCGTCAACGGCTTCATCGACCAGCTCATCAACGGCGACGTCGCTGTCACCGCGAACGGCTTCGACGGCCTCGACAAGATGCTCACGGGCACCACGACCGAGATGATCCCCGGCGGCGCCGCGGCGTTCACCGACTGGACCGCCGCCACGATCAACAGCCAGGACAAGGCGAACGGCGCGCTGGACGACTTCGACCTGTTCCTCTCGCTCGTGGTCGGCGGCGCCCAGGCGATCATCGGCAACCGGCAGTCGATCACGCGTGTGCGTTCCATCGGCCGCCGCGCGGGCTACTACAGCCGCGAGGAGGACGCGCTGGGCCGTGTCATCGAGCGCTACGGCAACGCGGTGCTCATCGACGCCGGCACGGTCGTCGCCGACGGCACCTCGACCGAGACGAACGTCGTCCCGATCGAGACCCGCGACCCCGACGGCGCGGGCGCCGGCGGCAACGTCACCGGGCTCACGGACCTGTACGCCGTGAACTTCGGTCTCGACGCCTTCCACGGCGTCTCGAAGGTCGGCCAGCTGCTCAAGGCATGGCTGCCCGACTTCTCCATCGCGGGTGCCGTCAAGACCGGCGAGGTCGAGATGGTCGCCGCTCCGGTGCTCAAGCGCACCACGGCCGCCGCCGTGCTGCGCAACGTCAAGGTCCAGTAGGAGGACGCCCACCATGTCGAAGGCCACGATTCACGCGCCCGTGGAGGACTTCACGGGCAAGGTCGGCTCCGTCGCGTTCGCGGACGGCGTCGGCACGCTCGAGCTCCCCAGCACGGAGCTGAGCTACTTCATCCGCCACGGCTACAAGGTCGAGGTGGGCAAGTCGAGCAAGGCCGACAAGTCGGACAAGCCCGACGCCAAGCCGACCACGGTCGACGGCCTCAAGGCCTACGCGGCCGAGAAGGGCATCGACCTCGGCGAGGCGAAGACGAAGGCCGAGATCGCTGCGGCGATCGACGCTGCCGAGCAGGTCTGACCCGCACCTGAGAAGGGAGATCCGTCGTGACGACACTCGCACCGCTCGCCGCCGCGACGGATCTCCCCGATCAGTGGGCAGGCTCGTCGAAGGCCGATCGGGCTCTCGACATCGCCTCTGCGGCCATCCGAGACGCCGCCGGCGGCGTGATCAGTCAGGTCACCGCCACGGTGATCATCGATGGCGGCGCCGGTCGCCTGCTCAAGCTCCCGGGCCCGGTCATCCGCGGCTCGGTGACCTCGGTCCTCGTCGACGGCCAGCCGACCACGCGCTACCGCGTCGTGGCCGAGGGCCTGTGGCGCGAGGAGGGATGGCTCTCGTGCACCTACCTCGGCAGCGCGATGCACCCGCCGCCCGCCGAGGTCGCGGTGACCTACACCTTCGGTCTCGCGACGGTGCCGGCCGACGTCGTCGACCTCTGCGTGCAGCTCGCGATCGCGTGGCTGCAACACGACGCGAGCGGCGGCGGCTCGACCGCCGGCCTCGCATCGGTGCGTCTCGACGATGCTCAGGAGTCCTACACCGCCGAGGCGGCGGGCCAGGTCTCCCCCGTGTACATCCCTGAGATCACTCGCGACAACCTCGCTTCGCGCTTCGGCGCCGGCGGTGCCGTGGTGGTCCAGGAGATCGCGTGAGGGCCGTCCGCGCACTCCCTCGGTTCCGCGCCCTCGCGGAGTCCCGCATGGGCGCGGCAAACGGCGCCTCAGACGTCACGATCAAGCGCAAGAGCGGCGATGTCGTCCAGGACGAGACGACCGGCGTCGAGGCGCAGTCGTGGGAGGCCGTCCTCACCGGACCGGCGCGGTTCAGCGCCTTCGGCGGCGGCGGTGTCGGCCGCGAGAAGCCTCTCGACCCGGGTGGGGTCACCTGGGAGCAGGCCGACCGCACCCTGAGCCTGCCGGCGGCCACGCAGGACCTCGTGGACGGCGACGTCGTGGAGGTCACGGCCGGAGAGATCGCCGGAACGTTCTGGCGCATCCTCGAGTCCGCTCGCCACGACCAGATGACCGCCTACCGCCTGCCGGTGGTGCAGGTGGACGAACCCGAAGGCTGGTGAGCTCCCATGCGCGTCGAGTGCCGCCACGAAGACATCCAGATCCTCGCCGACGACCAGCGCGCCGTCGGGCCTCGGCTGTACCGCGAGGGCAAGAAGGTCGTCACCGCGGCCGCGCGTGACGGCGGGCAGACCGCTCGTCGCATCGCCAGGTTCACGGCGCGCCGACACGGCCGCGACTACCCCGCGGCGATCACCTGGGACGCCGCGACGGCGATCTCGGCGTTCGGCGGCGGCCAGATCAAGGCGGCGTTCGGTCCGGACTCCTCGCGCCCGCAGGGCGACATGGAGTTCGAGGAGGGCTCTCGCAATCAGCCGCCGCACCACGACCTCGCGAACGCGCTCGACGTGATCCGGCCGAAGTTCAACCGCGACGTCGACGTGCTGCTCGACGGCCTGTTCGAGACGGGCGCTCGGTGAGCGAGCTCGACGAGCGCGAGCACATCGCGGTGCTCACGCCGATGCTCGAGGCGACTCTCGGCCCGGACCCCAAGACCGGAAAGCCGCGGGTCTACGAGTACGGCAAGGTTCCGGGCGCCGACGGCAACAAGGGCGCGCTGCCACGGATCTACGTCCTGATCTCGATCGGCCGCCGCTTCGCACCGCCGAACAAGGGCGACACCACCGCCCGCACCGGGTGGCGCGTCTCGCTGCGCTACGTCGGCCACACCGTCGACGAGGCCCGCTGGGCCGGATCTGCGATCGCCGACGCGCTGGATCGGCAGCGCATCACCGTCGCCGGGCTCGACTCGACCGCGATCACCCACGAGTCGACGACCCCCGTCAAGCCCGACGCAGGCCTGTTCTCGGGCCTCGTCTCCTACACCTACGCACTCTGAGGAGAGTCAGCATGTCCAACGAGCACCTTCGCCGCGCCCTCGCGGACCAGTACGAGGCGGCGCAGGCCGCCAAGGCCGCGCAGGCCACCGAGCAGCCTGCGGGGCCCGCGTTCACGAGCATGAAGGTCGCCGAGCTCAAGGCCTACGCGGCCGAGCACGGCATCGACCTCGGTTCCGCGAAGTCCAAGGCCGACATCCTCGCCGAGATCGTCGCGGCCGAGGCGTCCGAGGACGACGCCCCCCAGAACGTCCCCGACCCGGGTGACGAGGAGGCCGACGAGTCGGCCGAGACCACCGACACGACGCCTTCGGAGGAGTAGTCATGCCGCTCACCAACCCGCCCACGGTCAAGCAGCTTGCGAACAAGACGCTGATCGTCATGAAGAACACGCCGGCCGCGCCGTCGGGCATCCCGACCGTGACCGAGCTCAACGCCGCGCTGTTCGCGTCGCTGCACGTCTACGGCAACTTCACGATGCAGCCGCAGCAGAACAGCGGCCAGGGCCCGCGCAAGCTCGGCAACGTCTTCGTGCCGACCCAGCTGGGGACCTCCACGTTCCCGGCGATCCCCGTGCAGTACTCCTACAAGCCGCAGAGCCTCGGCACCGTCGGCAGCCCGGGCAACGAGCTCTACGAGGCGCTCGTGCCGGGCGCCAACGTCACGATCGCGCTGCTCAACGGCAAGCTCGGCACCTCGAGCACGGTCGCCGCGAACGACATCGCCGACATCGCGCTGTGCAACGTCGGTGTCCGCGCCAAGGGCCAGACCGGTGACGGCGAGTACGACGAGCTGTCGTGCACGCAGAACCTCGTGCTCGTCGGCGGCGTCTTCATCGCCGAGGACTTCAAGCTCGCCTGAGCCCCGCAGACGCCCCTGGCCCGACCTTGCCGAGGTGGTCGGGCCAGGGGTCACAACTTCGGCAACCCCGGCA